GCCAAGGGAGCGAGCGATGACCAGTTCAGCCACAGAGTCCACACTGGCCATAAGGATTTGACGCCACCCTTGCAAAGAGGGTTTTCTCCATTGGTGGGTGTAGCCTGTCCACCCTGATGAGACACCCGCGATTGCAAGGGCAAGGGGAAGGGGAATCCAAGTGGGATCGCCGTAGGCTCCGAAACGGACACGTCGGCCTGAGAAAATGTCCATGAATTGGAGTGTGGGATATTTACCCGCTTTCCAAGCCCGATAAATCCCTAGGGGAGCTTGGCCAACGTTGACGTAGCAAGAGCGGGAGCCGCCGGAGCCGTCGCCACGGTGTCTGCAGTTTCCACAAATAAGACGGTCCAAGCCCGTCTTGATCGCTTCCACGGGGTCAACGGATTTGACCAGAATCCAGATTTGTATCATGTCGCCCGTCTTCCGATTGTCCGAACGGGTTGAGAAGCCGGTCGCGATCACGACACGGTGCTGGTCTTCGTGGATTACAAAGCCGTTGTTCATCGGGAACCTCCATTGATCACAGTAAAACGGACATTGTGGCCAGTCGTTTCGTTTCGGCCCGTCGGATATCCGATGAAAGCCGCAAACTCTACAATGGAAAGGTTCCGGGTGTAGGAATCCTCAACCATGGTTCGGACGATACCGCGACGACCGAATGCCCGCCGTGCCGCCCGTCGCGCGAAAACTTCGGCGGCATCTCGGATGGAATCAGCACGGACGGAACGGAAGCCGTTGCAACGAAAGAGAGTCAATTGACACCTCCAAGGATTGCGTCCACGAGGAGCCAGACGATTGCGCCGATGACGATTGATCCAATCGCAAGAATCGCGATGGAACGGATAAGGTTTCTAAGGTTTCGCATGATTTGAAAGGAGCCGACCATCGGCTCACGGGTGGAGATTGCGACGGGATGCCACGGAAGTCAACGGTAGAAAGCAAATAATCGAAAGGGGGACTATCGGGCAGGGATGAAAGCGAAAGGGAAAGGGGAGAACCTGGTTGTGGAAAGGGTGGACAAGCGGGTGGGAAAGGCGAGAGGGGGAAGGCCTGAAAAGCTGGTTACTGACGAGATGAAAAAAACAGCAACCCGAGCGGCTTACTTGGGTATGCCACACGATCGGGTCGCGATACTCTGCGGTTTCGCATCCTCCAATCCCACCGGATGGGGTCAATATCTGGTACGTCATCCTGACTTTGCCCAAGAGCTAGAAAGCGCAAGAGCAAGGGGAGAAGTAGAAATGCAAGGAAGGGTTCTGGATGCATCCAATGGGTGGCAGGGTGCTGCGTGGCTACTTGAAAGAACACGAGGATATGTTGCCAGAGCTTCACTAGAACACACTGGCAAAGGCGGAAAGGAATTGTCTATTAGCGGTAGTCTGCTTGGCGCATTCGGGGGTGGAAAGTAATACAATAGCGTATATCAATAAGGACACGACGGGGGGTGGGGGACCACCAGGAGGGGGGTGGATGTCACCTTAAATCCCCTTCACTCGGAATGGGTTCGCATATCCCTGCTTGGAAGCAGCGGAAGCTACTGGAGGAAGCTCAGCAGTTGCAGAACTTCCCTAAGATGATGCTTGGCCTACGCGATACCTACGCGTGGCAGGAGAAGGTGTTGGGAGCCTTGAACGAGAAGCACTCGAAGGTGGCTCTGAAGGCTGCGAATGGTTCTGGCAAGACGAGCATGGTGGCCGCGAGCGCGGTCATCTGGCATATGCTTCGCTGGCCGGGGAGCTTGGTGGTATGTACGGCTGGTGTGTACCGTCAGGTGGCTGACGCTCTGTGGCCGCATCTTCGGAAGATGATCAATGGATTGGGTGGGGAGGAGAATGGTTTCTCGATCAAGGATGGCGAGATCCGCTATGTATATCCCAAGAAGGTGGATGGTCAGGAGCTTGTGAGCCGGTGTATTGGGTTCTCAGCGAGCAACCCGGAGAAGGCTGAGGGCTGGCATGTGCAGGGTCCGAGTGGGGATTTGATGTACATAGTGGACGAGGCGAAGGCGGTGCCGGACGGGATCTTCCAATCGATGGAGCGGTGCCAGCCTACGAGGACGTTGCTGATGAGCAGTCCGGGTGGCAGTTCGGGCTATTTCTACGATGTTTTCAGGCGGAATGACGGCAAGTGGCAGACCTTTACCGTTACCGCTTTTGATTGCCCGCATATTCGGAAGGAGTGGATTGATGATCAGTTCGCGAGGTGGGGCGAGGGTCATCCGCTGGTGCGTTCGATGATCTATGCGGAGTTCATGGAGGACGATGGGAGTTTGACCGCCGTGCGGACTGCTGACTGGCAGAAGGTAGTTAGTGGCCCACCCAAGGAGGAGCTGGAGGGTCATCGTCTGACCGCTGGTTGCGATTTCAGCGCGGGCGGCGATGAGAGTGTGCTGGTAGTGCGCCAGGGGAATACGGTTAAGGGCCTCGTTCGCTGGAGGGACAAGGACACGATGGCCAGCGTGGGGAGGTTCATAGCCGAGTTCAGGAAATGGAAGCTGAAGGCTGAGGATATTTATGCGGATGTGGGTGGTATGGGGGTGGTGATGTGTGATGCGCTGAGGGCGGAGGGGTGGGATGTGAGACGGGTGAACTTTGGTGAGCGGGCCATTCGGGATGATCAGTTCGTGAATCGGGCTGCGGAGATGTGGATTGAGTTCGGGCGGATGGTGGAGGAGGGTAAGGTGAATCTGGGTCCGGTGGGTACGGATGAGGTATTACTCCAGCAGTTCGTGAGTCGGAAGGTTCGGACCAATGGGAAGGGGAAGCTGACGCTGGAGGGGAAGGACGAGCTGAGGGCGCGGGGCGTGAACAGTCCTGATCGGGCGGATGCGGTGGTACTGGCTTTCTGTGGTGGGGGAGGGAAGCGGATGGATGAGTATATGCGGGCGGTGAATGAGGATGGTCGGAGTTTGATGGAGAGGTTAGAGGATGAGATTGGCCCACTAGAACCGAGCGAAAAAGGGGTTGCGCTTGCTGGATGTGATGTTGGGGGGTAGGAAAGGAGCAATATTTTATGATGAGCGATAAACAGCGGAATGCGTTGCAGGGCCAGATTGTGGAGGCCGTGAGCCAGCGCAGTCCGTGGGAGATACGTCAGACTCGGTGGTATGAGCTGCGGCACAATGGTTTGCGCCGTGCGAATAAGCCCTGGCCGAAGGCGGCGGATCTGCATTGGCCGCTCATTGATACGGCCATCGAGAAGCTGAAGCCGCTATTCCTCCAGCAGGCTCTCGGCATGGATGTAGTGGCCAGCTTTGTTCCGATGCGCCAGCAGTTGAATGCTTATACCCGCGTAGCGGAGGATTGGTTCAATTACAAGATTCGGGAGAAGACCAACTTCGTGGATGAGGTGTTGAGCTGGGTGGATTACACGCTGATGAGCGGGCGTGGTGTGATGAAGTGCTTCTGGAATCCCGGTGATAAGCAGGTGGGATTCGAGGCGATTGATCCGATGTATTTCGTGGTCCCGGCGTACACGGTGGATTTGCAGGATGCGGACTGGGCGGTGCATGTGATGCCGATGAGTGTTCCGGCTTACAATTCCGGGTGCGGCGACCGAGGATAGCGCGAAGCAGTTGCGCGAGGGTATCACTTACACCACGAACACGGATGGCGTGATCGTTTGGGAGGTTTACCGGAAGCGTGATGATGGGGTGTGGGAGGTTTATACCTATAGCCCTGCGGCGGTGGATCTCGATCTGCGGGACCCGATGGAATTGCCCTATGATCATGGCCAATGCCCGTTCGTGGATTTCCCGTATGAGATCAAGGACAAGGGCTGGTTCAGCCCGCGAGGCGTGTGCGAGATTCTGGCGGCGTTCGAGCTGAGCATGACTGCTATGTGGAATCACAAGCATGACGCGATGACGCTGTATAACCGCCCGCTGTTCCGTGCGGAGCGGGAGCTGCCGAATAGTATCAATCTGCGGTTCCAGCCGGGGCAGATTTTGCCGTATGGCGTGGCTCCGGTGCAGATGCCGCAGCCCTCAGTCAATGCAGAGCGGTGATCTGCGGGCGCGGTTGTTCCGTATGGCACTTGGCAAGTTGTACCGGCAGAGCTGGAGTTTGTATGTGCAGTATGATTCCAAGAGTTTGCGCTACCGCTTTGCGGAGGATTCTCTGGATGCTGATCCGGTGGCATTGCATGACCAGTATGAGCTGGAGCCGAAGGGTGGAATGGACATGGTGAGCCGTCAGATGATGGTTCAGCAGGCCATCAATCGGAAGCAGCTCTTTATGAACTCGCCCTGGGTGGATCAGGTGGCCTTGGACAAGAGCATCATGGAGCTGGATGATCCGAGCCTGATCAAGAAATTGATCCGTGATCCCGGTCAGAAGCAGCAGGACGAGCTGGAGGACGAGACCAAAACGATTCCGACTCTGCTGGTGGGCATTCCGGTGCCCGCGAAGCCGGGTCAGAACTACGCTGGGCGCATTGGGGTGCTGATGCAGTACCTGAATGGGGCGATCCAGCAGGGTCAGCAGTTCAGTCCTGCGGCGCAGAATGCGTTCATGGTGCGTTTGGACTCCCTGCTACAGGCTTACGAGCAGGTGGCGACCAATGAGGCGCGGAAATTGCGGAAGGAGATCCAGAAATTCCTCACGAGCAGCGGTCTTTTGCCGAATCAACAGCAGCAAGTACCGGTTCCGCAGCCTGAGATGGCGCAAGCCCCTGTTTAAGAACACAAATGACCTGCAAAGATTGCCGATATCGAGCCTCCGACAGCACTTGCCGGAGGTTGCCGCCTACCAGTAGACCCACTTGCTGGCCCACTGTCCTAAGTTTTGATTGGTGCGGTGAATTCCACCCTATGACTACCATTGTTGAACCCCCTCAGCCGATTCCGACTGCGATTCCGGCCCCTACTCCTCCTCCTGTGGCTACCAATTTGGAGCAGCTTGAGGAGGGTGTGGCACCGAAAATCAGGTTCCAGAAGAGTAGGAAGTCCGAGAACATCAAGGAATTGCAGGATTCACCCCTATTCCAGTCCTGATATGGCTGAGTACCAAGGCAAGAAGGTAACGCTGAACAAGCCGTTCTACACTCCGGGCGAGGCCAAGAAGAAGGCCGTGTATGTTCGCAACCCGAAGGGGACGATCATCAAGGTCCGATTCGGTGATCCCAAGATGGAGATCAAAAAGGATGACCCGGAACGGCGAAAGAACTTCCGTGCGCGGCATAACTGCGATACGGCGACGGATA